GCGCGCTCATCTGCAACGCCTCGGGTGCAATGTCGGCCTGCCTGTAGGCCACGTTGATCGGGAACGTGCCATCTGTCACCAGCGCGCTCATCTGCAGGGCGTCCAGTGGTGCAGGCGTCATGCCAAACGAGCCACCTGTCACCAGCGCGCTCATCTGCAGCCCGTCAGGCACATGCACCGGGTAGACCTGGCTGGTGACCCAGCAGTCGATCCCCTCCATGCCTGCAGCGTCCACGCTGCGCAGGACCACCGCCGCCCCGACTGCCGTGCAGCCAGCCGTCGTGTGCTGCAGCTCGAACGAGTCCTGATCGAAGCGACTGGGCACCACCCACTGCACCCGCGCGATCCTGCCGGCGCTGATCGGCGGAAACGGGGTGTCCACGGTGAACCGGTCGGTGGTCGGCCGAAACGGCGGCACCGTCGCGCCGATGGGCGTCACGTCCACCAGTGTGCGGTACAGCGGCGGCGCCCCGTCGTTGAAGACCACCGCCAGCATCACGCGGGCCTCCTGCGGCCCGAGCATCCATTCCGAGAACCCGGTCGGCTCCGCGTCGAAGGTCAGGCCTGACAGGTCGCCCTGGGGCACGATGTCCTGCAGCATGCTGGGCGCCCAGAACCGCTGTGCCCGGCCGCGGGCCTGCATCATGAACGATCGGTAGGTGGCAACGGCGCCACGGCCGCGCAGCCGCAACCGCGCCGAGGTGCCGATCCGCGTCCGCTCGCCGGGATCCACCACCAGCACCGGCCCCGTGCCAACGTCCAGCTCGAACGTCGTGCGGCTGTAGTCGAGCGCCACCGGTTCTGCCCGATCGACCTTGAACCGCCACAGCGGTGCGCAGTAGCCCCAGGACGGGGCGATGTTCATCTCCGGCTGCGTCAACTCGAACCTGGCCGACAGCATGCCGACCCGCTCCGTCGCGTTGCTGATGCTCGGCATGTCGCGGAACATGGCGCGCCGCAGCGGGACAAGGCGCGTGCTGGCGGGCCAGTTGATAGTCGGCGGCGCGGCCAGCGTCAGCAGGTCAGCACCCACGTCGCGCGCCAGAACGCTGACCACCTCGTAGACAGCCGGGTCGCCGTTCGACAGCAGCGCCAGGTCGCCGGGGAAGAACTCCCGGTGGATCAGGTCGCCGGCATCGAACTGCACGGTGGTGTTGGCGATGGTCAGCGGCACTCGCAGTCGCTGCTGGTCGTGCCACAGCGGCGCCAGGAATTCACCATTGCCCACGGCGGTGATGAACGTGTCCATGCGCGACCGGTCAGCACCGGCCCGCATGAACGCCATCTCGAACGACCGGCGGGGGAACTGCCGCGTCGTGCGCCGTTGCTCGGTGCCCGCTTCCGAGGTCAGGATCTCCGTCAGGAACTCCAGCCGCTCCGTCACCCCGTCAGCCCAGTTCGGGCTGATCGTCCACACCGGCAGCGTGAGCCGCACATCCCCGACTGCCGGCAGGCTGGCATCCGCGATGGCCGCGCTGTCCATCACCCAGCCTGCCGCGCTCGACGCGTAGACCAGCTTGCCATTGCGCCAGATCGACAGGGCCGCCCAGCAATCGCTGACCCCGGCGGACAGGTTCGTCAGGACCAGGTCCAGCCGCTGCCGTCCCGCGTGCACGAAGAAGTCGCCCGTGATGGCCGTGCCGGGCGTGCTGGTGGCAACTCGCCGGCTGCTGACCTGTGCAGTTCCGACCCACACCGTGCAGGTGTCATCGGCGGCCAGCTTCAGCGTGTAGGTGCCTGCTGGCAGGTTGATCCACCTGGACAGCCACCAGGTCGTGTTGCCCGGCGTGCTGACGCTGCTGGTGCCCGGCGACAGGGCCATCTCGCCGTCCGTGAACAGCGAGGCAGCACCTGCCGGCACCGGGTATTCGTTCGCGCTCGACACCGTCATGTCACTTCCCCATCCACTGCTTCAGGGTCGGGATGTTACGGCGCAGGTGCTGCAGCGTGACGGTTTCACCTGCGGCGCTCGCCATGGCCTCGGCCACCTTTGCGCGATCGTCCACGAGCACGAAGCGGTTGGTCTGCTGGCCACCGCCGCCACCGCCCTGCCCCCCGCCGTTGAGGATGTGGCGCGGGTTGTCGCGGCGAAGCACCTCCTCGCCCCGTTGCAGCACGGCGGGAACCTCGTCGCGCTTCAGGCCGGCGTAGGGTGTGCCGCTGTGGTAGCGCGGCGCGCTGGCGAAGATACTCGGGCTGATGCTGCGGCTCATGGGGGCTGGGCCACCGATGACCCCACCAACGTGGAAAGCACCTGCAACCGCGTTGGCAGCCGCCGCGGCCTGCAGTTGTGCTGCCGCCATGGTGACGGCCGCCTGGAACGTTACCGCGGAGGTTTCAACCAGACCAGCGAACACGACCGCCGCGCCCTCCTGCGTGGCGCCGGCCGTGATGGCCGCAGCCTCGACCGTGCCGGCAAACGCGGCACCTGCGGCGGCTTGCTCTGCGCTGCCCACTGCCTCACCGGCGGCATTCGCTGCACCAGCAGCCGCACTGCCGGCGATCGACCCGCCCATCGACTTGCCCAGTTGCGCGACGAAGCCGACATCGCTCCCAGCCATCGCGTTGGCGATCTGCATCTTGATGATGTAGGTGGCCAGATCCTTGAGCATGCCGGCCAGGATCCGCCCCGCTGCCCGACCCAGATCCTCGAACGAATCGCCCAGCGACTTCTGCCCGGTAAGCAGGTCAGCCACCGCCTGCGATGCGCTCTCCACGCCGCTCGTGATGCCACCGGCGAACGTCTGCATCGCCTGGTTCTCCAAGTCGCTGAACTCGCGCTTGACCTCCTGCGTGCGAAGTTGCAACTCACGGATCTTGGCGATCTGCGCGTCCACCTCGCCCTGGTTCTGATCGGTGCGCAGCAACTGCAGGTAGGTGATCAGCGCAGTCGATGCGTCGGTGATCTGCCGTTTGAACGCCTCGTTGTTCGCATTGATCTGGTCGGCCGCACTCACGTCGGTGATCAGACCCAGATCCTTCTGCTGCCTGATGCGCGCTTCGATCTGCTCACGCTCGCCCGTCAGCAGGTTCAGCCGCTTCTCGGCCTCCACCTTGGCCCGCTCGGTGTTCTGGCGACCCGGGTTGTTCTCGGCATCGGTCTTTGCCAGGTTCGCCCGAATGGCGGCGTAGGTGTTCGGGTCGAGGGCGCGCTTCACGTCGTCACGATCAAGGAATGAACGAACCGCCTGCACTGCATCGGAGATTCGCGCGCCGGCCTCGTCGTTGATACCTGTGACTGAGTCCAGCAGTTGCTTCTGGCTGATGGCGCCCGCCTGGTACAAGGCTTCCTGCTCGGCAAGTTTCTGCGTGCGCAGGCTTGTCTCGTCGGTGACCCGCTTCTCCAGTCGCTGCGCCTCTTCCTGCTTCGCCTTCAGCGTCTCCGCGACGGCGGCCTGCTCCTTGATGGCCTGCAACTGCTTCGCGTAGATGTCAGCCTGCTTCGGGTCAACCTTGCGCAGTTCCTTGATGCGCAGTTCCAACTTGTTGTACTGCTGCAGCGCGTCGGCCAACCGGGCCTTCAGTCGCTCATCAAAATTCTTGGTCGGGTCGAGAAGGGTTTCCTTCTTACCAACATCGGCCTGCAACTTCGCAATGTCAGCACCGATGTTGTCCTCCAGTTTCTCGCGCTTGCGCGCCGCGCCGGCCGCGCCGCCGGGCTTCTTCTGGCTGCTGAACAGCCGCTCTTCAATCTCTTGACGCTTCTTGATCCGCTTCTCAATTTCCTCAAGAGCGGCAGCGCGCTTGGTTTCGTCCTTGATGCCCTTGGCGAGTTCCTTGTCGGCGTCGAACTCACCGGCCACCAAGTCAAGGCGTTCCTGCAGATCGCGTTTCGACGCCGTCAACTTGGAGTTGCGCTCCTTCTTGGTGAGTTTGTCATCAGCCTTGGTCAGACTGCCCTTCAGCTTTTTGACCGTCTCGTCGTCAGCGTTGTAGCCGCCACCCGGGTCGGGCGACATTCCGTCCGATGGTTTGGCGCTGGTGCCGCGGCCCTTCTCCGTGCCGACCCGCTCGGGGGCCTTCGCGGCTGCCGCAGCCTTCTTGTTGTTGAAGTAGTCGAGCGCCGCACTGCCAACTTCCCACGCAGTAATGGCAATTCCAACAATAGGTATCCACTTTGATAGAAACCGCAGAGCCGTCGTCAGGAATCCAACCGCACCAGTCAAGGCCCCGACAGTTCCAACCCCAGCCCCCATGGCTGCCGCCATCGTGCCGACCGCCCCGGTCAAACCTCCCGTTGCGAGTGCTGTCGCAAGTGCGGCGGTTCGCATTGCCCCCATTGACAGTACAACCTGTCCAAGTTGCGTGACTGCGGCTCCGGCAAAGATGATTACTGCGGATTTGATAAGTGTGAAGTGCTCAGTGGCAAAGATCAGGGCATTCGTGATGGCGATGAAACCGTCAGCAATATCTCGGATGGCCTGCTTGCCGTCCGCCGATGTCATGAATGCCGTCAGCTTGTTCAGAAACTCGGTATAGGCTTCCGTGAATCCACTGTCGCCGAGCGCCTTCTGGAAATTGAACTTTGCAGTCTCCAGATCAGCGATCGAGTCGCGCAGCCGTGATGCCACACTGTCAACTACCGTGTCGTTAGCTTTCCCGAGTTCCCGTGCAAGATTTATCAAGGCCGTCGCCGACAACTTGTCCTTCTCGATCTTGGCCATGAGGTCGGGCATGGTCATATTCAGCGCGGCGGCCATCTTGCCGATCGCGCCGGGTAATGCATCTCCCAATTGCCCTTTTAATTCTTCGAGCTGTATTTGTCCCTTACTGGCCATCTGTTCGACGGCCTTCATGACTCGACCAAATTCTTCGTTTGACAGGCCAGCACGCTTTGAAGCCAATGCCAGATTCTCAAAGATGAAACGAGTCTGTTCTAAAGTTACACCTCCAGCTTTAGTACCAATCAAGAATTTCGTATAACCGAGCGACATCTCCGAGAAACTGAGGTGCAGCCGTTTAGCCGCACTTTGCAGGTAATCCCACTCGGCCTTGACCTTCGATTGATCGCCACCAAACACCTCGCCCAGCCGGCTCTCGATCTTGGCCCCCTCCAGCACCACGTCGATCGTGCCCTTCGCCAGCCCCATTGCCGCCTGCACACCGGCGTAGGCCGCAGCCAGTGCCAGCAGCTCACCCTTGATACGCTGCAGCCAGGACAGCGTGGTGCGCCCACCTTCGCCGATGCCAGTGAGCGAGGTGAGGAATGACCTGTGCTTGACCGTGGCGCCATCGACGGCCTGACCGTGCTGCTGCACGGCCGCCGTCAGACCTGTCACCGCAGCGACGGATCGCTGGGCCTGTGACACCAGCTTCGCCTCGGCACCGGCCAGATCGTTGGTGGCCACACCTGCAGCCCGCAGGCCGGCCTGCATGCCCTGCGCCTTGCCGATCACGTCCGACATGGCGGCGCTGGCCTGCCGCAGCTTCGTGCTTGCCGCAGCCATTCGGGTGCCGATGTCCTCACCGGCGGCACCGCTGCGCAACTCGGTCACCAGCGCGCGGACAGCGCCGCGTGCCTGGCTGTACTCGGCGCGCGCGGCGCGCACCGCGTCGAGTTGTCGGCGGTAGCCGTCGATGTCCCCCGCGATCGAGTTGAGTGATCGCTGGGCGGCAGCCATCTCCTGCAGCGCAGCCTTGTAGTTGCGCACCGGGCCGCGGATGCCGGCTACACGGCGCTCCAATGCACCGATGCTCTGCTCCAGGCCGCCCACGGTCGCCATGGCGGCGCCGGCAGGATCCACGATGCCGCGCAGTTGCTGCTGCAGGTCGTTGCCGCGCACGCTGGACACCGAGCGCGCGAGGGTGGCATAGCCGCGCGCTGCCGCCTCGGCCTGGTCGGCTGCCCGCTGCATCGCCGTGCGCATGGCGGCCTGTGCCTGCACCTCGGCCGCACTGGCAGCAGTGGCGCGGTACTGGGCCTGCTCGATCTTGTTCAGCGCGGCAGCCCACTTGTCCGCCATCTCGATCCGCTTGGCGTCCTCGCGCGCGGCGGCTGCCCGTTTCCCATCGAACTCGCTGGCTGCAGCCTGCGCCTGTGCACGGCTGATGTTCGTCAGCGCGGCAGCCCATTTTTTCGACAACTCGATGCGGGCCTGCTCCTGCCCGGCGGCTTGCTTGGCAGCAGCGGCAGCCCGGGCGTCAGCCTCAGCCTTCGCCTCGATGGTCGCCTTGTGCGCCTTCAGGTGCGAGTCGAGCGTGGTGATCGACTGGTCCTGCTTCTCCAGCGCAGCATTGACCGTCGCCACCCCGGCGGCGATCTGCGCGTTGGCGCGCGTCACGTTACCCGCCTCGATCCCGTATTCCTTCAGCCTGGATGTCGTGGCGGTGAGTCGGTCGGTGGCCCGCTGCTGTGCGCCCTCGGCGCGCGTCACGGCCAGTGCCAGCTTCTCCGTCTCACGCTGTTGGGCCTTCGTGAGTTCCGCCTGCCCGGCGAGCGAGCGGGCGTAGTCCTCCTGCGCGGTGCGCGCGCTGGCCACCTTCTCGGCTACCTGCGCAGCCGCGGCTGACTGTGCCTCGAAGGTCTTGATCAGGGCACGCTGGTTGAGCAGCGCCTGTGCAGCCTGCTCCAGTTTCTTGTAGGAGTCCTCCAGCGCCTTGATGCCAGTGTCACCCTTGCGCGCCGACGCGATCTGCGCATCCTGCGCCTTCGTCAAGTCGCCGATGGCCTGCGCGACTTGCTCCAGCGTCTTCTGGGAATAGTCGCGCGCCCGGATCCGCAGTTCTACGTCTTTGCCTTCAGCCATGGGTCAGTCTGTCCAGTGTGTTGTTGAGCTGATCGGTGGCCTCCTGGCCGCCGCTGATGACCGACACGATCACCGAGCGCATGAGCAGCGCGTCGGCGCGCATGCGGCCGTTGACCCGCTCGCGCACGATGTCCGTCTCCGCCCACAGTGTCGCCAGTGGGTACCGCCGGGCATGGCGGTGGCCCTCGGCAAGCAGCAGGCTGGCGTCAATGCGCAGCCCGCGGTAGTACCGCTGCGCCCGCGTCAGTCGAGAGAGCCCGTCGTCTGCGGGGCTGGGCGAATCCCCCTCAGAAGCATCATCAAGCTCTCGAAGAATTTTCGCGGGCCGCCCGCCTCCTCGAAGGTCAGCGTGACCACCTTCTTCATGATGTCGAGTTGGACAGGCATGGGCAGCCGACGTGCGTTCTCGACGGCGTCGGGTTCGTCCGAGGCCAGGGCGATCACGTTGGCCACCAGCGCGGGGGCCTCACGGATCAGGTTGACCATGTGGCGCGCGGTGGTGGCGACGCCGGTGTCGGCCGACGTGGTGGCTGCGTTCTCGTAGAGATCGAACAGGCCATCCAGGTCGGGCAAGTGGTTGTGCATCAGCACGGACACGTCATCAAGAGAAAGGCCCCGCACGGTGACGGAGCCTCGGTTGAACTCGACGAGTGCCCGCGCCGGCTGGTAGTCGGCGAGGGACATGGTTCAGGTTCCGATCATCAGGTTGCCGGGCGGCCGTCGATGAAGACGCGCTCGGTGTCGCCCAGCTTCAGCGCGGTGAACCCGAAGCTGATCTTCTGGAACTCGGCGCCCTTGAGCGCGATGTCGCCTTCCGGCTGCAGGTTGACCAGCGGGAAGAAGTAGTCGCGCTGCGTGCCGGACGGGTTCGTCGAGACGAAGCGCAGGGCGCCGCGGATCTGCTGGGTCTTCGACACCACCGACTTGCGGGTACTGGCCGCCACGTCGTAGGTCACGATGATGCTGTTGTTGTCGACAATGCCGGCCGCCAGCGGCAGGATGTAGACACGGCCCAGCGCGGCGTCCACGGTGTAGTTGGTCAGCGGGGTCAGCGCGACGGTCGGGGCACTGGACAGGGCCACCTTGGTCACCGTGACGTTGCGCACGCCGGTGGGGTTCGACGCGGTGGAACCCAGTTGCAGGTAGCGACCACGCTTGACGATGAACGTGTCGGCCAGGTTGCTGCCCGACAGCGTCGCGTTGTTCGTCGCGCCGTCCGACAGCAGGAACAGGGCCAACTTGTCCTCGCTGATGTCGTCGGTGGTCAGCTTGCCGGTGACATCGACCTTGGTCAGGATCTGGTCGTCGAGGACGTTCAGACCTTCGTCGGCGTCGTAGTGGTCCAGCACGTCGGTCTTGACCGAGTAGCTGAAGTCGGGCGTCTGCGAGAAATACATCTCGCCGTGCCCTGCGGTCGTGCCCGGCACGAAGGGGTCGAAATACACCTTGCCTTTGCCGAGGGTGTAATTCTTGTTGGTACCTGCCATGTTGAGGCTCCTGGTTCAGTTGACGAATCACCCGTCAGTGGAATCAGACCGCAGTGTAAATGCTGCTGGACTGAGTGACGAGCCTCACCCGGATGGGCAAGAAGAAAAAGGCCGTCGAAGACACCTTGTCCTCGGGCGGCCGGACCACCGGCGGCGCGATCTGCAGTTCACAGATCAGCCCACCCAGGTTGAACACGCTCGGGTGTGTCGGGTCGCCGCTGTCCCGATCAGTGCTGGAGATCTGCAGCAGGTGCTGCTCGACAGCAGCACACAGCCAGTAGGCCTTGTCGCTCGGCAGGATCGCATTGTCGCTGACCCGTCCCTGCACCAGCAGCGTCCACATCTCGTCGCGCAACTCGTTCCAGTCGCTCGCGTAGCCCACGCCAGCGTCGGGCCGTGGCGCCTCGACGACCGCGATGATCGGCAGGCACTCGCGTGTCTCTTCACCGAACAGGTTGCGCCCGCGGAAGACCTTCCCGGCCAGCGCCTCGGGCGTGCCGTCGATGTCGGCCACCAGCGTGCCGAGGTGGTCGCACAGGCGCTGCAGGACCAGCAGGCGGGTTGGTACGAGTGTGGTCATCGGGTCAGCACGTCGATCTGGCGGTAGAACTCGGCCGCCACGAGTTGCGCGATGGGCGCGGCCACCCGGTCAGCGACCGAGCGAAAAACTTGATCCACGGACGGGCCGTACAGGAGCGCCACCTTGCCAGGCACCAGCCACGACTTGTGCAGGGTGTTCTTGCCGGCGATCGTGTCGCCTTCCTTCACGCGCACCGCCAGCCCGACGTTGTAGTTGTCCTCGTCGAGCGACGCACCACGGCGCAGGCGCACCAGCCAGGCGCTGCGCAGGACACGCTCGCCACCGTTGCGCACGCCGACCGCGACACCCCGGTTGACGGCCTTGCCGCCGCCGGAGAGGAACTGCCCGCCACCGACCACGCCACCCTGTGCGAACCGGGCAAGGCTGGTGGCGCGCTGGCGGGCGCGGATGACGGCCTCGGGGCGCTGCTCGGTGGCAAGGCGCGACACGCCAATCCGGTCACCGTCGAGATAGCCCTTCGGGAAGTTCACGTCCTGGTACATCATGTCCTGGATCAGGCGCATGCCGTCCCGATTCCCCACCCGGTTGATTGCTCGACTGGCTGCCCGCGCGCTGATCTCCGGCATGCGCAGGAAGTAGTCGGCCGCGTCACCCAGGCCGTCTGACTCGAAGGTGATCGTCATGCCTGCACCACCGACCAGACCCGTTCGATCGGGCCAGAGTTCGGATCCATCGTGTCCAGGATCAGATCGACGTTCTCGCCGTTCGGGTAGCTGATCGTCACGCGACCACCCCGCTGCAGGAAAACGCCCATCTCATCCAGGTTCGGCTGGTTGAAGACGATCTGGTTGACGGCGACAAGCTCTTCAGCCCAGCCGCCAGTGACGAGATCGCCGTTGCGCACGACCTTCGTCTGCCACCAGCGCACACGCACCTGCTTCGGCGACACCGCGTCGGGCGCCAGGTAGGTTGCCGGCAGCGACAGCGCGGTGTGGACCGCCTGGCGTGCCTGCGTGATTGCGCGGGAGAAGTCGAAGGTCATGCCGACTCACAGGCCCGGATCGACAGGGGCCTTGCCCTTGGCGGCCGGGGCCGGCGCGGCCTTGGCGGCGGGGGCCTCGTTGACTGGCTCCCGGATCGACTCGGGCGCGACGGCCTTCAACTCTTCGACTTCCGAGTCAGTGAACTCGAACGGCTCGCCGATCGTCGGGATGATACTGACCAGTTCCTTGCCGCCAGCGGGTTGGCCGGCCTTGGCGCGGTGAACGGTGATGCCTTGCAGGGGGATCAGGATGGGCATGGTGTTGGATTCCAGGTTGCCGGGGGCACGCGGCCCCCGGACGGTTCATCAGTTGACGGTCAGCTTGAACGTGGCGTTCGGCATCTTCGGCACCATCAGCGGGGCCGACTGGCTCAGGAGGTATTCGACCGAGGGGTCTTCTTCCTCCCACGCCTTCGGGAAGAAGTCGAGCGCACGGTAGCCGGCCTGCTTGTCCTTGATCGCGCCGAAGCAGCGCACGCCGGACACCGAGGGGCTGACACCGACGACCGTGTTCTGGGCCTGCAGGAACTGCTCGGCGTTGTCGTCGTCGGTGAACTTGGCCGTGTTGACCCAGCACTCCATGCGACCGGCGCCGTTCAGGCCAGCGATCGTGCCCATGTATTCGTAGCCCTCGTAGCCGTCCGCCAGCATGCTGACCTTCGTGCCGAAGCCGTCGATCTGCAGGTTCATCTGACTGCGCAGGTCCACGCGCGACGAGAACATGTCCCAGGCGTCGGCACCGAACACGAAGGTCTGGATGCGGGCACCCGAGCGGTAGTTCGAAGTGACGCGCAGGGCCTTCAGGTCACCCATCGGGTTGGCCGTGGCGGACTGGTCCCAGCGCGCGGTGCCGGTGAGCTGGTTAGTCAGCGAAGCGTGGCGGCGGAAGTCCACCAAGGTCGAGGGGTAGTCCTCGCCGGAGATCGTCACCTTGCCGTCGATGATCGCCTTCGCGGCCAGCCACTCGCGCCGGTTGTCGTGCAGGACGCGGTGCTTGCGCAGCAGTTCCATGACGACGACGTTGCGGCGCTGCTCGATGCTCATGGAGCCCGTGCCCAGCGCTTCACCGGCCTGGCGCTCGATCACCATGTTCGGGTCGATGACGTGCTTCGGCTTGACGTAGGCCGGCTTGAACTCTTTCGTCTCGTAGCCGTCCATGCCGAGCACGCGGCCCTGGACGTTGGGCACGACGAATGGTGCGAGGCCGCGATCGTCGGTCCACACCTGGTCGAAAGCGACCTTCTCTGTGTCGAAGTTGATCTGTGTGGGGAAATACTTCAGCCAGAAGCTCGGGAGAGACTTCTGGACCTTGTTCATCTCCAGGAGAGTGGTCAGGTCGTACAGTGCCATGGTCAGGTTCCTTTCAGGGGGTCAGTTCAGGCGGCCCAGACCGGGTTGCCGTTCTGGAGCAGCTTGCCGACCTTGAAGGCGGCGCCCTGCGCGAAGTTGAGGCGCTTGGCGTAGGTGTCCAGCGCTGCGGGCCACGTCAGGGCCGCGTGGTTGAACACGCCGCCCGCGATGGTGATGGGTACCTGCTGGCCGATGCCGGTCACCGGCTGCATGGCGACGACGGCCTGGTTGGCGGTGTGCGTGCCGGTGACGAACGTGGTCAGGCCGGTGGCGGTCAGGGCCAGCACCTCGTACTTGGCAGCCGACGCGACGAGCGACGGGGCGGCCGATGTGGTGATGTCCTGCTCGCCAGCGAACAGAATTTCCGTGGACTTGGTGCCGGCAAGCGCGCCGGATGCGAGATCGTTCACAGCCATTTCGGGCTCCTTGCTCAGTTGATCTTGGCGCCGGTCGCCATCGACCAGTCACGGATGGCGCGTTGCGCCGGGGTCAGTTGCTCACCGCCAGCGGCGCCAGCGCCACCGTCAGCACCGACGTTCGGGTGGTTGGCCGCATTCATCGCCGCGGCGAAGCGATCGGGCTGGGCGGCCGGCGCGGCGGCAGCGGTTGCCGGGGCCTCGGCTGCAGCCTTCGGGCTGACGGCCAGGATGCCCTTGGCAGCGTCGGCGCTCATGTCGGTGTTCATCGCCAGGTGGTTGGCCAGCGGCTCGCGGCCCTTGGCCTCGTCGCACGACATGATGCTGGAGATGCGGGCGCGCTCGCTGGTGCGGCCCTCGGCGGTGGCGGAAGCCAGTGCGGCCTGGTCGGGCTGTGCAGCGGCGGCCGGCGCGGTAGCGGTGGTGCTCATGGTGTCCTTCGAGGAAGGTTGAGGTTGCGAGCCGGACAGCTCGACGAGGAATGCACCCACCGCTTCTGACGGCGATGAGATCGCATCGATGAGGCCGAGCGCCAGTGCGTCCTCGGCCCTGTAAATTTCGGCTTGCGTGTCATGCACGACCTTTGTGTCGATGCCGCGCATCTCGGCAACCAGTCCCACGAACGCCGCGCGGCTCTTGTCCACGCCGGCCTGCATCTGCTTGCGCACGGCAGGCGGCAGCGGCTCGTAGGGGTTGCCGTCAACCTTGTGGTCGCCACTGTAGATGAACGTGATGTCGTAGCCGGCCTTGTCCAGCGCCTTCGACATGTCGATGTGCATCGACACCACGCCGATCGATCCTGCGCCGCCGCTGGGAGTGCAGACCAGCCGGTCGAGGGCGCTCCCGATCGCGTAGCAGGCGCTGTAGCAGTTGCTGTCGATCACGCCGAGCGTTGGCTTGCTGATCATGGTGCGCAGGTCGCGCGCCAGCTCGAAGCAGCCCGCCGCTTCACCGCCGTAGCTGTTCAGGTCAAACACGATGTCCGTCACGTCGGGATCGGCCTCGGCCTGCAACGCCATCGAGCGGATGAAGTTGTAGCCGGTGACCGAGCCGTAGGACCAGCCGAACCGGTTGATCAGCGACCCGGTCACCGGGATGATCGCCACCCCTTGTGCGAACGGAAACGGCTTCTCCTGGCTGGCGACGGGCAGCCCGTAGGCCGCGCAGACTTCACCCTTGCGGGCATGGTAGGCCGCCTGCGCTTCGGCCGGCACGGTGCCGGCGAGTTGCCGCAAGTCCGACGCCAGCGTGTTGCCATGGACGGCCACGGCCACCTCCCGCATGTTCATGCGGGACAGCGCGGCACGGGCGGCATCGTCACTCATAGCAGACTTTCAGGTTGTGCATGCAAAGATTCTATCCCCAATCGGTTGACAGGAACGGAGCGACAAGCCCCGGGGTTCAGCCCTTCAGCTTGAGAGACGCCATCCACTCGGCGATCACGAATCGACAAACGGTGTTCCTTTGACATCCTCCCCGCCCTAAAGGACGGGGATTCCTCCTGCGAGACGCGCATGTCCGCGCGCGGCGATGTTCATGGCGGCATTCACGTCGCGGTGGTGTTCCGCGCCGCAGTCGCAGCAAGTCCATCGCCTCATTCGCAGACCTGTCCTACCTTTCGGACTGCTGGCGGGAATGACCCCGCAGCTCGAACAAGTCTGGGTTGTGTAGGCTTCATTCACCTCTTCAAAGAAGATGCCGGCCCCATGGCTCTTGTACTCCAGCATCGTCTTCAGCATTGACCATCCGGCGTCCAACGTGGACTTCGCCATCTTGGTCTTCACCATCGCGTCCGCACTCACGTTCCCGACGAAGATCGCCGCGTTGCGCGCGACCAGCCCCGTCGAGAACTTGTGCATCGCGTCCTTGCGCGTGTTGGCGATCTTCGCGTGGATCGCGCG